CCATATCGGCAAGCGGGTCGCGCTGGTAACGGATGGCGCGGCAAGTCGTGCGCGCGCCACCGGGAGCAACATAGACCGCCGCCTCGCTCAGGTTGGCGTCGGCGTGTAGAGCCGCCGCTGCTGATGCGAAAGCGCTCATGGTTAGGCGGTCGTCAGATGGGCTGTCGGCTGGAGCAGAACGAGGCAAAGCGTGTCAGCCGCGCCAGCGTTGGCCGTCTGCCCAGCATGGAAGCCAAGCGGGCGATTGCCAGAGGCAGTCGTGGTCGCGCGGCCGTTGGATGCATTGGCATAGAGCAAGATGCCAAGGCCGAAAGAACCGGCCTCTTTCGGCATTTCCACCACTCCGCTGAGTTGCAGGGTCAAATCCTGCCCTGACGCAGTGGTCCGGTTCTGTGCGATTCCGGCCAGTTGGCCATGAACCACGAGCGCCCCGGGGGCAACCGCCCCCGTGCTGAGGATCGTGAGCCGATCCCCTTCCTGGACAAAATTGCGTGCCATTGTTGTGTCTCCTCAGACCACGGTCGTGTTGGCGAGGCGGGGCTCGACCACGAGTTGCAAACCACCATAGATGTTGACGTTGGCGGCCTGCGTCGGCGTCACCGCAGTCACCAGGCGACGGGCCGCGAAGTGCTGCGCAGGCGGCACCAACAGAACCAAGTTGCGAGGCACGCCGATCAGCGAGCCGCCTACCTCGCGCATGTTCAGCAAAAGCGTTTCCAGCGGCGCGACGGTGGAGCCGTCCACATTGACCAGCGAACGTTCGCGGGTCACACCGCGCCACGAAATCGCCTTCGCGCCGAAGTCGAACAGGACGCGGTAGGAAACCCCGAGGACGCTAAAGCCCTCCTCTTCGGTGATTTCCGGCGCGCGCCGGCCGCCGAGGTATGCGACCTCAACGTTCGGCCGATCAGAGGCGAACAGGTAGTGGTAATCAGTGCCGGCGGCGTTGGCACCGATATTGAGGTGCGCGGTGCTGAACAGACGATTGCTGTCCGCCATATTGGCGTTGGCCGTGATCTGCGCATAAACCAGATCGGACAGCGCACGCTCTGCCGAACCAGCCGCGCCACGGATCATGCGACCGAACGCATTGAGCTGGTCGTTGATGATCATCTCGCGGGTAAGCGCGACGATGCCGGCGTAGGTATCCACCTTGTAGGATTCGCCCTCTTCCGCAATCGCGCGGTAAGGAACGGGCTGGCCCTCTGCCACGCGCGTGAGCGTGGGCATCGTGCCGATCTGCGCGGAATGAACAGCCTTGAAGTCGTTCACATCCGTGTCGCTGGCCCATGCGTCAAACGTGCGCGGGAACTCACCGAACTCGGCTTGCAGCGAGACGTTGGCAGCGTCGCGCAAGATCAGCGGGAAGTCGCTGGTCGTGTGCGTGCCGCCGGTCGCGGAAGCCATGCGATCCCAAAGCGACGCGTTATCGAGGCGATGGGCGGTGCGGTCGCCGGCACTGGCCAGCATATCGCGCATCATGCCCACGATGCCTACGTTGCGGAACTCGCGCGCCTCAGGCGGCGTGTCCTTTTCGGCCTTGCCTCGGATGGATGCGACGATGGCGGACTTCATGCGAGCGTGCGTGGTGGCGCGCTCATCATTCAGAACTTCGACGCGTGAAGCCGTCGCGGGTGAAGTCGTCACCGCCTTGGCGGACGCCAGCGCCATCGCCTCGAAGGCCGCTTCGACGGCATCTGGGACGGTCACGTTGGCCTTTGCCTGAGCCGCGATCCACGCGACATCAAGCCCAGCCTTGCCAGCAATTCGCGCAAGATCAACCGCAGTGGCAGCAATGGGCTTAGTCACCGCGGCGTCACCGCCCGGCTTTACTTCGTCGGCCATAAGGGCCTCCTTTGTGGGTGGTGCCGCGGTATGCGGCGGGGTGGTCTCTGTGCTCGCCATCGCGGCAATGCGCGATGGCGGATGCCTGTACGCCGCGAAAACACGACGGGCTTCTGCCGACGATGCGGGGGATTTCGTGACTTGCGAATCGAGCAGCGTCGATGTGAAGCCGAGCGAAAGCGCCTCGTCTCCAGTCATCCACGTCTCCGCCGTCATCATGGCGACAATATGAGGGTCACTGAGGCCGGTTCGGGCCGCGTAAATGCGGACCATCAAGGCGTCGATCTTGCCGAGCAGATCCGCCGATGTCAGATGATCGTCCTTGCCGCCGATCGTCATGACGGAGGCGTTGTGGATCATGAACAGGGCCGCGGCCGGCATCTCGATAGTCTGCGCGGCCATGACGATGTAGGACGCCGCCGAAGCTGCCAGGCCATCAATGCGCGCCGTCACCGCGCCCTTGCGCTGCGCCAGAAGGTTGAAGATGGCAAAGCCGTCCGTCGCAATGCCGCCGGGGCTGTTGACGCGGATCAGCAACGGCTCATCATCGCGGATGGCGCGCAGTGCCGCGCGAACGCCGGCAACCGTCACATCCCACCCGATCACGCCATCCATCACGATTTCAGCAGCCGGGCCAGAACGTGCGGCCATCGGCGCTTCACTCTCGCCGCACGCCGGGAAGCCAGAGGCAAGGGTTGCCGCCTGCTCAAGCAGTGCGGCCATCGGATCAATCATGCGGGAACTCCTAAGCGGGCGGCTGGAAAGCAGCGCCGGTTGCCGCAATTTCAACAGCGGCATTCTGCCGGGCGTCCTGCGCTGATCCAGCGTTCGCCACGCGGCGCGGATCAACGTCGAGGATCAGCCCCAATTCGTCAAAGCGAGCGTTTGCCTTGGCGATTTCAGCGGCCTGCTTCACTGGGTCTAAGCCAAACCCTGCGACCGCCTGATCCCATGTTGCGAAACCCGCCCGAACCGAAGCAATCGCTGCGTCGATTTCCTTGCCTGGGTCAATCATCTCAAAATGCGGCGGCTGCCACTCAACCGACGCGCCATCCATGCGCATCAGAACATCCGCCGCACGCTTCCACGCATCCCATAGCGGCATGCACATGCGCGGCACGAAAAGCTGCCACTGGTCCTGTTCCACCTTGCGGCGAAACTCGATTTTGCCGGCGCGTAGGCTGGAATAGTTGGCCTGCCGCAAGTCTCCGGTCATCTGGTCATACGTCACGCCGAGGCCCGCGCCGATGGCGAGCAACTGATGCATGGCGAAGGGCTCAAACCCGCCCGAACCGCTCGGCTGCAAAAACTTCGGCTCGCTGCCGCCTGGCAGGTTGTGAACCATGCCTGGGTAAAGCTCAAAGGCCGGCGTTCCCGAATCGTCGCCAAGCGGCGCGTCGAGTGGATCGGGGCCGGTGATGAACACGCCGAGCAAAGATTGAGCCTTAGCCTGCTCAAGCGTGGCGTCCTCGTAATCGTCAAGTTGCTTCATGCGCAGCAACACTGGCGCGAAGTCCGGCACGCCGCGAATCTGGCCAGGGCGCAACACCCGGAACAGATGAATGATTTGCTCGGCCGGCACGCGGTCAAGCTCGCTGGTGAGGCTGGCCGTTACGCCACCCTTTTCGCCGGGATGGTGTTTGCGCAGGTGGTAGGCAACACGCGAACCATCCGGCGCGAACTCGACGCCATTCTTGATCATGTTCCCGTTGCGGGCCGAACCAATCACCGTGAGAGGGAGCATGTCCCCTTCCATCACTTGCAGCGTCAGCGGCACCGCCAGGCCCCGCTTGCGCGCATTGGCTGGCGATACCATGCGCAGCCGAATGATCGCCTCGCCGCCCTCGGCCATGGTGCGGGCCGCAAGCGCCATGATGCCACTTAGGTCGTGCAGCCCGTCATGGTCGCACTTCGCCGCCCACGCATCCCACGCATCCTGCACGCCATCGCCCGCGATGCGCGCGGTGATGCCCACGCCGATCTGATGCGCCACCAGCACCGCTACAGCGCGCGCGGCGTAGGGGTTATCCCGCACCATCTGCCGAGCGCGGGACCGCATTAGCTCAAGGCTGGGCTCAATCTCTGTATTCGGGCCGCTGTTCGGCGCGCGCCAATACTTCTGCCCAAGGCGAGGCTTGCCCGCCGCGTAATTCTTGATCGCGTCGCGTTGACGCGCACGCCGCAAGCCAGCCGAGGGGCTCACTGCGGCAATCAGCCGATCGAGCACGTTCACCGGCGCATGACAATCGGCCACGATCGCAGCCGAAACCCGGGCGCGGCCGAACCGGAAAGAACCGCGTCCCGCTCGACGCGCAGCGCACGCAACCGCGCCGAAATGTCATCAGCGGAGTTGTATGTCACCTCGCGCCCATCGGAAAAGCGCACCTTCAGCTCACCCCGGCCGAGGGCCAAGACAAGGGCTGCAATGCCGGCGTCGATTTCAACCACCGTCGTCATCGCCACCCTCCTAAAACTAGTGCAGATTAGAGCGTGACCGCATAGCGCTTGCGGTGAATGCCATTGGCAGGGTTGCCGCGCCAATGCGCTGGAATCTGAATTTCCACACCACCGACGCGGAACTCGTGGCCGGCGATGTAGACCAACTGCCCGCCGATAACGCGGAGGTGTTGCCTGACAAAATGAAGCGCCCGCTCACCCGTTAAGTGAGTGTCGCGCGGGCCGCCGCCCTCATCAGCCTTGCGCGTGACCGATAGCTTCATCTCGGTCCATGCGCGCAGCGGGAACTTGCCAACCATGCCCTTCGCCCGCGCCATCTCGCGCTGTAATCCCGCATGGGGAAGATGCGCTTTGCGCTGAATACGGCCGGGCGAATTGAGGAGTAGGAGGAGAGCGTAAATCAACATTGCAGTCTGTCCCTGGACGGGATGTTCGTCTGTTCTGTAATCTTTAAAAGACCCGAAACCGCAGCCCCCGCGCAAAGGCAGAATCATTTGCCTGGGGCTTATCGTTAGTGGCCAGTCTTCATCCACCCGCCTAGCGCGGTCATTCGCGTCAATAGCGTGGTAGACCGCAGCTTCATCGCCGTCCTGAATAACGAGAAACGCACTACGCCCCACCTCCGTTACGCCTGAGGAAACCTCAATCCACGTCATTGGCGCGGGAAGAAATGCCCCGGATTCAAGAGACGCAAGAGCGCCTTCTGTCGCAATGATTTCCTTGGCCAATTCCAAGATGTCGCTGCACTCGAAAAACTGAAACTCATCAATCTTAGAGGCAAGCCCGCTTCTGTCATCAATCGCCCGCTGCGCCAGCGGCTTGCACATCTCGCGCGCCATTTTCTGAGCCAAAGGCGTCATCGCCACCCTCCAAAATATCCACCGCCACGCGACGGCTGCACGCGCGCAGGACGCGCCATCTCAGGCAATGCCTCTGCCTGCACCGGCTGCGCTGGCGCTGTAGCCGCCGCTCTGGCCGCCACAGGCGCAACGTGCGGGGCCATCTCCCGGTCAACCGCCAAGCGATCCCAGAACCGCGAGCCGTAGCGATCCGCACCCAAAATCCAAAGCGCCGCGCGGGCATACACCGCGCAGTCTAAAACCTCGTTGCGGTCCCGCAGCTTCGCCCATTCCTGGCGCGTAAACCCGCGCTTGTCGCGCACGCTCCGCAATTCCTCGGCCGTCAACTGCTTGATAATCTCAGTGCTGGCACCCACCGGCAGATGCACCCACCCAGGCGGGAACTCCTCGCCATCGCGCGTCATGTGCAGCGCCCGGTAAAGCTCGATCTTGAACGTCGAGACCGCGACCGTGTAGATCCCCAGGCCCCGCGTCAGCTTGCGGCCATTGACCAGCGCGTCCACCATCGTCGGGCCGGCTACCGGCTGCGAACGGTTGAAGCCCTCGACGCCCTTGATCCCATGAATGCGGCGA